CATTTTCAAATATTGAAAAACTAATATTATCTAAAATCCTATGATTTTTAATCTGCTTTGAAACGCCTTCTACTTTGAGTATTTCCATATATATTCCCCCATATTCCTTTCCTAAATAATAAGAGACAACAAAATGTTATCTCTTAAACACTTAGCTTAAATCCATAATTCGGTTTACACTTTATTTATCTCATAGATACTATATTTCCACTAGACTTGGTTTAGCCGGTGCATTAGTTCTTGCATTGAATGTGATTATATTGTCACCATTTTAAAAACAAGTATTATATAGTGATCGTTTCATTGCAATTGCAAATATCCATTAAAAAAAACTCTTTCTGATTTAAGAATAAATTAATTGTAATAAAAAAGCAATATCAACTTTTTAATTAAGTTTTTCATAATACGTAATAGAATCATTAAAAGAATTTCGAATAAATAAGACAAATCAAAAAAGTATCCAAGCTTCCGTTGTTTTAAGACGGAGAAGGATACCATTTTGAATACATACATAAGCAGTATACTTATGTCAATTCCAATTATAATATAGTATATTTGACGTCACTTCATGAGCTAAACCTTGAGAATGATACCCTAAAGCCAGCTCACAAAATATGAACTATAATACATTTCATTACAATTCAATTGATTAAAATGCTCTTTCTGATTTCAATATAAAGTAATTGTAATAAAAAAACAATATCAATTTTTTAATTAAGTTTTAACCCTATAGCTTCAATTATTTGATTCGCATATGACATCTTGTAGAAATTTTCTTGTAATTCTTTCACTTTTCTTAATTTATTTTGTAATCTACAATCAAGATATAACTCATTTAGTAGTTTTAAAACTAACATAGCTCTGTCAACTTCACCTGCAGTCAAAGCTAAATTATAGCAACTTTCTATACGGTCAGCAGCCTTTTCACGCTTATTATCAATCAAGTATTTTAAACCTTGAAAGAAATTCTTATAATATTTACCTATACTATTGTTACTTAGAGATTGGCGTATATATTTTTTTGCTAATGTATAATCTTTAATAAATAAATGAAGCAAAATCCTATACAAAACTAAATCATAATCGTCTTCCAAGTATTTCTGATCTACCATTCCTAAATACTTAAATCCATTCTCATAATTCTTTTGTAGTAAAGAAATCAATACTAAATTAGATAGAATACAATATTTTAGAAATTCTTCATTTCGTATTTTTGATTCTTTTAACAGCTTTAGATTCAAATTTTCAGCTTCAACATATTGTTCTGTATTCAAATACAGTACTCCTTGATTCAATAATAAATAACATAATCTTTCAAAAGAAACTTCTTTAATCGCAATCTCTATACTTTTGCGAATATATTTTTGTGCCAAAGTATAATATCCCAAATTCAAATAAATACTGCAATAATGATAATGATTCATTAAAAACTCATTATCATATAATCGCGATTGATTTAAATACTCCAAAGCTTTTATACTATCGTTCAAATACATTTTTTCTAGCGCTTTTATATCATAATAAATAGATAATTCCTTATTTGAAAATGAACTTTTTCCTATTTCAAGAATTCTTTTAAACAGTTGTACATCTTCATTATTTTGATTGATAATTCCATCCATATATAGAATTAGATAATATTCAAATCGTGCATAAGAGCAGCTAATGAAAGAATTGTTTTTAACTTCTTCTATTGTAGAATTCATTTCATCTGTTGATAAATTTGAATATTGAGCATAAATATACAGAACTAAATCAATCATCTTTTTTCTATCGGTTTTATAATCAAACGAACAACCACATACATGACAAATTTCATTTATCTTCTCTTTAGTTGCTGAATTCTTACCTGTTTCAATCTGGGAAACAGTAGATTCACTTATTTTCAAAGCAGATGCTATTTTTTTCATTGGAATATTTTTTTCAACCCTAATGCTCTTTAAAATATTGCCAATCAATGACCTATTTATATTATTTGACACATTTCTCACCTTTGTTTCCAATGCAAATGATGGTTCATTTCCTTTATATATGCATCTTAAATCATAAACCAAACATTATTTTATATTTCTTATAATTAATTTTAATTGTTTATTTAGGTTCATTCAATACACAATATTTAATTAAGAAAACATAGTCTATTTAGATTATTTGGTAATATATGCTTATTATCTATCATGTCATCTTCAATTGAGGCAATGTGATTATGTATTCCACACGCCCGATCAAAAACTTTTTACGTATCGTAACTATTACGACAGTTACTGGAACCCATTTATGGTTCGATTGGAATATGATCAAACACCACATTGTTGCAGACACACATGTGTATCCCTACTTGCAACTGCACAGATATCACAAACATATCAAAAACTAATAGTTGGTCACAAAGGTGTTAATACACACCGAACCGTACTCTACAATTTCCCTTTCCACTTGCTTGTTGAGTGCAGTTCTCCAAAGCCTCTTTGAACACAGAATTTCATTCTGTGGCTACACGTTTTGCGAACGCTTTTGACTAGAACCAGCTTACCGCTGGCTGTGGTCTTTTTCTTTTAATTTAACTTGATTATTAGTTTTAATATTCAAATAATTTGGCAATCAACACTTTGAGTTCACCCAAAGCAGCTGGCGTTCCAACAATGACTTCCAAACATTCATTTCCAGTACGATAAACAACAACCTGTATAGGAGTGGCGTTCGATTGACAACGATGATCAGCTAATGACTTTGGTAACCAGTGACACAAGAGAAATAAACGAATTATAGTCATTGGAAAATAAATTCGTTTGCTTCTTTAGAATCATTGACATAGTTATAATAGCTAAAAGCATACTATTCACTTTCAAAAATTTAAAATTTTTTATTTTTTGAAAGTGGCATATTGCATACAAAGATTATAATCGGATATAATACAGGTAAGGATGACTTTCAAAAGTTTAAAAAAATTCATTTTTTGAAAGTGAGGCAACACTATGAAAACCATTGAAAGAACTGAATACCTAAATCGAATAAAGAATCTGAAGGATACGCCTGATATAAAAGTTATTACCGGTATCAGAAGATCGGGTAAGTCAATACTGATGCAGGAGTATATCCAGTATCTGAAAGACAACTTTAATGATATCAACGTTATCTTTATTGACTTTATGGATCTTTCATTTGAACACCTGAAAGAGTATCATGCGCTTCATGCCTATGTTGAAAAACGATATGTGGAAGGAAAGTCGAATTATCTTTTCATTGATGAAGTGCAGATGTGTCCAAATTTTGAACTGACTGTAAATAGCCTATATTCAAAAAGAAAATATGATATCTATATCACCGGTTCCAACGCTTTTTTGTTAAGTGCAGATTTAGCCACTCTATTTACCGGGCGTTATATTGAAATTCATGTCTATCCATTCAGTTTCAAAGAATATTGTAATTACTACGACAACAACCACGACATAGAAAAGCTATTTGAAGATTACACCATCAAAGGTGGATTAGCTGGGTCCTATGCCTACAACACCGAAAAAGACAGGAAGGATTATATCAAGGAAGTCTATGAAACAATTGTTACAAGAGACCTTGTACAGAAGTATTCCCTGCCAGATACTCAGGTATTACAGCGCTTAAGTGAATTCCTTATGGACAATATATCAAACCTGACCTCACCAAGCAGAATCAGCAATATGCTATCCGAAAAGAACATATCAACTAATCATGTCACCATTGGAAAATATATCAAATACCTGTGCAACGCCTTTGTTTTCTATGATATCAAGCGCTACGATATCCGTGGCAAGAAATATCTTGAAAGCACAGAAAAGTTCTATTTAAGTGATATTGGCATACGTTATGCTGTTCTTGGTACAAGAAACATGGATTATGGCAGAGTATATGAAAACATGGTCTGTCTTGAATTATTACGTAGTGGCTATGATGTCTATGTTGGAAAGCTTTATCAGAAAGAAATCGATTTTGTTGCCCAAAGAGGTAGTGAAAAAATCTATATTCAGGTAAGTGACAATATCACTGAAGAGGAAACATTCAAAAGAGAATATGCGCCTCTTTTACAGATCAAGGATGCATATCCAAAGATTATCATCGCCAAAACCGGTCATCCAAAGTATTCATATGAAGGAATTGAAATCTTTGATATCAGGGATTGGTTGCTAAATAAAAACCAAGCTACATAATCAAAAATTAGTAAGATTAAAACTATTAAACGCATCAGCATCCGCTGGTGCTTTTCTTGTAAAATTACGTTTTGTGCGTGCTTTTCGATAACTGAGGAGTTAATTTTGCTACTTATAAGCGTGCTATATGCGTGCTTAAATAGACTTTTCAACACTATTCACAACAATTCACAGAAATAGAAAAAACCACCCAAAGCCCATATATAAAGGGTTTGAGTGGTTTTGAATCTCTTTGCAGAGTAGTCAAAAGTATGTTCTGACTAACGTTTAGAGAATTGTATGAGCCTTTATATAAAGCACATATGCAGAATGTTGTGGCCTTTTTGTGTCCTATTGCTTTTCTGTGAGCCTTTCCTAGACGATATCAGAAGATTTTAACGCAAAAAAAAGAGCCTACGCACAAATGCATAGGCTCAATCTTTTTTACTTAAACAACTTCAAAATCTTCTCGACAATACTTAGTAACATTTCAATTAATTTATTGATTCCAGATACATTAATTTCGTCTTTTTTGACAGAATCTGAACTGTTTTCATCGTTTTTATCGTTTTTTGACTCATCTTTTTCGGAATCCGAACCATTTTCGTCCTTTTTAGGATCATCACTTTTTGGATCAGATTTGAAGAAGTCGATACCGTGATAAACCACATCTTTATCAAACGGATTCGATGTGTATTGATGCATAACCGCAATATCTGACTGGTCTGAATTAATATTTCCATCATCTTGATTCCATGCTGCAATCCACAAAGGATAGTCCGTGTCTACGTATGATCCAATCCATGATCCAGATGTATAGACACCAGTGTAATATCCTTGTGATTTAAAATAATCACAGAACACTTTGCAAACCATCGAACAATGTTCTTTTGTCAATAATCCGTTTTGTTCCTTCCATCCCGGCTCTCCAGGCTTCGTGCTAGAATCCTCCATATCCATCCACACACCGAGTCTGATATTTCTATCTTTGATTAGTTTATGTGTATACTTGGCTTGCTCAAGTGCGGTTGCTTCATCACCACAATAATCATAACAATATACACCATAAGGAATATTCAACTCTTCGCATTTATTTGCAAAATATTCAAACTTCTTATCTTCAGTTGTCCACCAGTTCGAACGCAAAATCACAAAGTCATATTTGGATAAATCAATATCTGAACTGTTGTGTTCTGAAATATCAATTCCATACCCCTTAACATTCTTAGTGTAATCTGTTGTAGTTGGCTTAGAAGGCTCTTTTGTATCTTCCTTAGTATTTGTATCAGGTGCTCTGAATTTCGCCCACATCTGAGATCTATCCTCTGTAGCAGATACCGCAACAAAGACTTTTCTATCACCATCTTTATAAACTACATAGCGATGGCCATTGCCAACGAACTTCCAATAATAACGAATTGAATCACCAGTATTGTATGTCTTGCATACATTGCCAGTTGGTGAGTCGTAACGTGCTCTAATACCATCTACAGTGAACGTAGCAACACCATCTTCTTGAGTCAGGCTAATTGTATCACTTGGTTTAGAATCATCTTCTATCGCACTGAAAGTGGCCCATAAATCTTTGCCTTGGATTTCTGAGTTTGATACCGCCATAAATTGAGTCTTATCTTTGCTCACAACCCATCTATGACCATTCGCAACAACTTTATAATAGTATTCAAATTGGAATCCTTTGCCAACACGCTTCAATACATTTCCGATTGGACTACCTTCACGAATTGCAACTGAGTCGACAGTAAGTGTGGCCACTGCGTGTTCTGCAACTAGATTTGCTGCATTGAATACCGTAATGCCTGAACCGGCTGTTGGATTACTGTAGCCTTTAAAATGTAGCACACCACAAGATCCATTGTATGTTAGCATTTGGATGCTCGCAGGAGCTTTACTGTAAGCTTGATTCATTCCTAAGAATTGGCCGGTTCCGTTTCCATTGTCTTTGATCAACATAGCTACATGGCCATAATAGACCCCTTCCCACCAACCATACACAGAATCCCAGATAAACCAGTCACCAGGATGGCCAACTTGTTCAAAATTAAAGTATTGATCATATCCTAAAGCAATTCTGCGGTACCAGATTTCTCTAGCACCGCCACTACCACCGATTGCTCTTCCTGGATCAGGATAACCAGCTTTCTTTAGGAATTCTTTATACAATGTCACGCACTGGTTATAATTGTTTCCTAAATTCGAAGATTTTCCTAGCCATTCATTTTTAAAATCATCTTTAGAGAAGTAATTCATATATTATCCTCCTAATTTTTATCTAACAAAAACTCTTGAATCTCATCACGAATCTCGGCCAACTTATCCTGGCCACTATCGGCTAATTGGTTATTGATGATGGCCAATTCTGCCTTCAACGTCAGATTACCACGCATTTTGTCCGCCTCAAGTCTTTGATCATGCTCGGATAACACCTGCGAGTGTTTGCTTAATTCGGCTTTGATGCCTTCCTGGGCAATCAATAATGTTTCAATTGACTTGATTCGTTCATTATCACGTTTCAACCATTCTTCGTGTCTTCTGACTGTTTCTTTGAGATCATCATTTGGCTTTTTGAAATCCTTGTAAACTTTCCAAGCACCACCGATCGTGATAACTGCTCCACATACCAATAAGAACTGGCGGACTGCAATTACAAATTCATCCATTGCAGACCACCAACTTAATTTTCTTTCGTTGTATCTACTTCAGGAAGTCCGGCTAACGATGTCAAAAGCGACAAGATTCCGGCCAAGGCAGTGCTTGATACTACAACTTTAAGATCCACTTGTTCCATCATTTGTGACGTTCCAATCATCGCGATTGCAGTCTGACACATTGTTTTTAAGCAGCGTGTGCATGCTGCACTCCACCATTTAGCATTTTTTAATTGTTCCATGTTCTATCTCTCCTTACTAACTCCATAATTGTCAACAATGTGCCAGTCATCACATGCACAATTGCTGATTGTATATACAATATCGTCTGAATCCGTTAATTTTAAATCAATACCATCTTTTGTATGAATCATGATGATTCCATCAACGATATGCCAATATCCAGCCCAATGACTACGTGCGACTTTATGGCCACGGGTCATCGAAATAAATGCAGATGCAAAATTCATATACAATTCCTCCTAGATCAACTCAACGTTTTCAATCTTTGCACGAATAACTAAGATGTCCATATATCGTTTCATGGCATCTAATTGAAGATCATAAATTTCTCTTGGACAAGTTGGTTTGAAGTTCAACTTTCCTTCATCCCATTTGTCGCACATAGCTTTCAATTTGTCGTGACGAATCTTCACTTGAAAATACTCGCCTTTGAATCTGTCTTTGTAATCTGCAGAGTTCATCAACTCTACTGTTTCATTTAACTCCATGCTTTTTCCTCCTACTTGTACACTTTGCCAGTGATTTCTTTATATTCTTCTGGTGTGATCAAACCTTTTTTCACTGCATTCTTAACTGCAGTAAGTGGCCACACTTTGGCGCGATAGTATGTTTTGATTTTTTCAAATAATTCTGAATGTTCCATTTTCCTAACCCTCCAAAATTGTATCTGTCATCATGGCAGTGTATAACACTTGTGCCTGGATTTTTTCTGCAGCACTAAGCGTTGGCACTGGCTCATAATCTAAGTAGTTTTCCGGATTTGATTTCAAATCATTCAAATCAATGTTTGAAGCCAACTCGCAGAATTCGTTGTAATCGTATTCGTAGTAGTGCTCAGATGGGCACATTTCTGTAGGCTCTGTATCTCCTTCTGTCTCATTCAAATAAACATAAACATAAACTTTATCCTCAAACGTAAACGTCTGCACATTTGGCATTTTCTTGTAGAATTTTTGTCTTATCATATTTAGACACAACCTTTCTAGCCTTTTTAAACAAGGCAAATAGATTATTACTTTTTAGATATTGTTGAGAATCAGAATGTTCCAATAATCCTTTATAAGACAACAATGTCTTCGCATTTGTCACACTGTTTGGTGCTCTTCTGAACTTGGTGACCGCTCTTCTGATGTGTCGGAAAGTTTTTTTTCGAATCGTTATGTGATCACGATAGATTTTAAATCCCATCATATCAACGAAGTCATCATCACCGATTTTGAAACATCGCCAGGAATCTTTAAGATCCAATCCTTTAGTGCGCATTTCTTCTTCTAGTATTTCTACTGCACGCATCATATCTTTAGAATTAGATCCTGCGATAAATAAATCATCCATATAGAATAATGTTTTATAAATAAGATTAACTCTTTGAATTGTTCCATTTCTTTTATGTCTGACTCTGTATGATCTTTCCTGGATCTTGTGATATACATCCATCAAAAACAGATTACCAAGGTACTGTGATAGATATGATCCAATACTTAGACCTTTTTTGAATGTCCTGATCAGAGTCTTTATAAGCCACATAAGATGCTCATTCTTAACTCTTTTTTCTAGCCAAGCAATAATCGTGTCCTGCGGAATCGATTCATAATATTTACGGATATCGAACTTACACACATAGTTGATTCTGTATTTTCCATTGTGCTTTTCCGACAACCATCGATGTATGGCCAAAACTCCATAAATTTGTCCTCTATCCGGTAAAGAAGCACACTGGTACTTTCCTAGTCCTGCAATCAATTCAGACAATCCAGCCACTGCGATATAGTCATATATCTGTTGCTTGATGTCCTGGATGCCGATAACTCTTGCTTTTTGAGATCCAACATCATATATCGTTCGATACCATATAGGCACTAGATCCAACTGCCTGCACATCAATTCTTTCTGCAGTACAAGTGCAATGTTATCTATATCTCCATATGTATCGAATAGTCTTGCAATGTCTGTTCTTGTTTTCTTTTTCTTTTTAAGACATCTGTATATACAGTCTTTTATTAAATCTAAATCAGTAATATCTACATTTTTACATTTTCTTTTCATTGAACTTTAAATCCTTTTTCGATTGTTTGTGTATAGGGTTTCGACAAAAAGTCTACTAGTCTACGTTCGTCACAAAATTTTACATCACAACATGACGTTGTCGATGTGAGCATCTATATGATGGCTTACTCCAGTTCCTGGGCTCGCGAGACATGGTTAATGTATTTAATTTATAAACAATCATGCGACAAGTAGTTCCACCTGGCATTGCCAAGGCCATTCCTGCAATTCAAGTAACAAAGGCCGGCATTCGAGCCATTCCTGAGGTTACCGCCCTACCATGAATCCTCTAAATTTAATATTTAATTGTTAGTTAACAATGCAAGGGGGATGCCCCCTTGCAACCCCCGATTGAACAATCAATCGAGCGACAAGAAGCCCCACCCGGCACCGCCAAGGCCAACCCCGCAATACAAGCAACAAAGGCCGGCACTCGAGCCATTCCCGAGGTAACCGCCCGTAAGATATTCTCGCATTCCACTTGTTGATTGTCCTCCGGCATAGAGCATATCACCTACACCCTGGCTTGAGCCGGAACCGAATGCAGATGGGAACCATGCGCCATCCACGATAGAGATATCTCCAATCCACGAATCTGAACCATCTGCCTTGGCCGGAATTGTTCCAATCTTTGTATAAGTATTCTTAATTGTGGCTTCTGACGATGAGTGAGCTACACCTCTAGGCGCACGATATACATCTTTCGAATAATCTGCATTGAAGATCATGACTGTATCACCTGGAATCGTCCATCCACCAACGCTGAACTCTAGTCCTTGAATTCTATATGGATGTTTTCCATCTGTGTTCGATGTTGGAGATCCATCGTGATGACCGATGACTACATCTGTACATCCGCTATCGTAGTGCCATGAAGACATGTAGATGTATTGTGTTGCACTTCCTCCAGTGACTGGAGTTGTATCGAAAGGTTCACAATCTAGATAAACCGCACAGTTATCTGCATCTAGATCATCGATTCTTAGAATCTTGGCCGCATATGCGTATTTATACATCGTTGAATTTCCTCGGTCTAAATCGACAGAGCCATCGCCTTTATCTCGTCCATATCCGACTATTACGCTGGATCCAATCTGCCATGACGTTTTTTCGCTCTTTGGAATTGGGAAATATGTAGCTTTTGTCGAACGTTCCACACTGGATTTCGTCTGCATAGAATAGTTTGTATTTCCTTGGAAGATTGTCTGTGAGTTCTTAGTTGCATACTTAATCATCAACATGATGATCCCGAATGACTGTCTATCGATTCCAGCACCCCAGAAACCAGGACCTTTTTTCTGATAGTTCACAATAATGTTATCGTGGCTTTGATTGATAGCTACTTTTCCTGGTTGAGATCTCAATTTTCCATCACTTGCAGTTACGCTGTGAAATCTAGAATAAATAAAGTAAGGCATTACTGTACCATCTGCACGCACTGCAGCAAACCAAGGTTTTAATCCTAAAGCGTGATTAGGTGAATCAGAGATCAACCATTCTGTATAATTCTCTGTTTCGATTTGTTTATAGTAGAAAGTCATCTGCAGAGCACCACAGTCAACTGCTCCAGTTTCCTGATAGTTTCCATCACCGATCATTGCGACTGGATATGCAAAACCATCATCATATCGTTTGTAGTTACATTCATACCACTTAAACAAAGGAATGTTCTTATAGTCATCTGTACCCTCTACAGTATCTGTACTAGGCTGGCAGACCAATCCAACATTATCTCTTGTCTTTTCACACGAACTCGTTGGATTTGACGCAAACTTCCACACTTTTGTTCCATAGATTTTTCTTGTTCTCTGTGGAATAAACATTGAATTAAAATAGTCGGCACTGTATTTCTCATATCCAGGCACCATCTTTTCAAGTGCATTCGCAACTCTTGTCAATTGTTCGTCTGTGGCCAGAAACTTCTCTACATATGTTTCTGTAGAAGCTGCTAAAGCTACTTCACTCGAATTCTCTGACATACTTTTCCTCCTTTAACATTCAAGCCTAAAGTGTCAATCAAATTATTGATTGTAACCACTGCGGCTGATTTTGTGTTTTCAATATCATCAATCGCATTTGTGTGTTTGGACGCGATTGAACTCAAAGCATTGTCTGAATTCTTTTTGATTTCAGACAAAGTACTTGTTTTGGTCGAATTGATTTGTTTAACCGCATCATCCGACACTTGTTTGGCATACGCTAATAGCTGCATGACTTCATCCTTGGACTCTGTAGCCACTGATCCAGTCACATGCAATAAGCCTTCGGCCACATTACCGATAGCTTTCAATGTATGCCATTCGCGTTTAACTGTGCTACCATCTAGCATTTCTGCACACACCCAGAATTCAACATTTCCTTTTTCTTTTAAGGCATTCGCGTCAACTTCCCAAGCGAAACTGCAGATTCCATTCGTGATAAATTTATTCGTGACTAAGTATGATCCAAACTCTCCAGCAGCATTCTTGTAGATGATTCGAACTTGAGCATTCGTCATATCAAATAATTCTGTTGGCCATGGATCCATTTGGAAATGTACTAGACATGCATTCTTATCGTATTGCACACCTAATAGGTCACATCCTTCTGGAATTGTGATTCGTCTTGTCACACTGTCAATAACACAGACATTGCTAAATGATTCAGATTCGCTATACACTGTTATTCCCATGTATAAACCTCCATTCTATCCATAGTTCGCACCTTTTTTCACACTGCCATTGATGTTCCTATAGACTTTTTTAACCTTTTTGATTGTTCCATTGTGATTGTAATAAACACGAGCAACCTTGACCCGGCCACCCTGATTGAACGCAATCTTCAACTGGTCTGCCGGAGTCGTAAATGATGCATATACACCACCCGTATATTGGACAGTTCCATTACGATCCACAACTTTAGTCGTTATCTTATAAGATGATTCTGGATTCAATCCAGTTACCTTGATAGATCCATTACCATTGTCTGGACTGACATTCCATGTCTTTCCAGTAATCGCACACCACAGATACACTCGCCAGTAGTTTCGCACGTTTGATAGTTTGTAATCGACTGCCGCATCGAATGGATTGATGTTCCTTGGATTGCTGCACTCGTACACGCTTGGACCATCTACACTCTGTGATTCACCAAGAACACCACTTGCCGAAAAGTTACCAAACGATGTGCTGCATCCAGGCGTATGATAAACGCTCGGCCCATTGCCAAACGGAAGATCTAGAGTGCCTGCTGCAAGAACTCCGGTCTGTGTTGCTCCTGATAAATTTATATTGAATGTATGCTTGTTTGTGTGAAACATAAAAACAGCCCCATTCCACTGGAGGCTGTTCTGCCAATAATCTTCTTTAATAAACATGGAGTAGTGCCAACGCATCGCGATGTTTGGCCAACTTCCAACTAGCTCTGTCCAATAATCCACCATCATGTGGATTCCACTTGTATTGGATCCACAATCTTTTCTAGTCATATCTAAGCACCTATCCTTCTAATTGGAAGTAGAAATATCCACTAGGACAAGTGCTTGTCGTTGGTGCTGATGTGCCGACTCTCCACTTAAACTTTTCACACTCTGCGATTCGACTTGAAAGACTACTGTTTGCCTTTTCTAAGTTTGGAATCTTATCCTCGACAGTCTTCACACGCTTACTCACATCTGTGATATCTTTCGTGTTGTCATTGATTGACTTTCCATGCGTAGTGATGTTGCCTTCATTTGTGACCACTCGTTTAGTCACGCCATCAATCAAACCTTTATTCGCTTTGATTTGATTCAATAAGTTTCCTGCAGTGTTTCCATCTAAAGCTTTTTCAAGCTCTGCCAGTAATGCATTGTATTGATCATACATTGGCTGTGTTGGAAGCTTGTTTGTTCCATCCGTTACAAGACCACAGAATGTTTCATTTAAACGTGTGTCGATGATGTGTGCAGATGTGATTGCGGATGCATTACCTGGTACCTGGATGATTGCTAAAATAATTTCATAAATGTTTTCATTTCTAATTGGCGTTGTCGGTCTGCTTCCATTTCCTCTTACATACGTTAGAACACAATTGTTTGTAGCTTTTGGATATCTGCATGAAATGTAATCGTAGCGTGTAGTAGATGATGCGATATCAATTGATAAAGTAACATCGGAAGTGTTTCCATAAGTAAATCCACCAATCGCACTTTTAGCACTAAATAAAAATGCATAACCAGGTGAAACTTTAATGTTCATTCCTCCGGATGCGGACACTTTCAAATCATCCCCGGTCGCATTAAAGATTCCTGTGGTTCTACCAACATGATATAGACGAACATCTTCAGATAGATATTTTGTATTATCTAAAGGATATGCTTTTTGTGCCATATTTAACCTCCTATTCTATTTGTAGAATTAAATTGATTTTGGTGTCTTCGTTTCCCTCCTCCACAAAATCTATACCTGTAATACGTGCATAAACTTGTAGACCGTATTTAATACTAATAACCGGGACAATATCACCAAGATCATAATCTCTTCCTAAGATAATTAATTTATCTTCAGGATTTAAAGTAAAAGAGAAGACAAATGCGCCTTCCCTGGTTTCTAGTAATTTTTCTTCTCCACGAATACGGAGTAATTCGTTGTATTCGCTATCTGAATACGTTTGCTCATTTCCGTTTGAATCTTTGTATGTTCGTTGCAAATCTCTCGCGTCCACATACATTTCTATTAATGGCTCATTAGCCTCACGCATATCTACTGTAACCATTCTACGTTTCCCATCGTCATCGTCACCTAGAACATACGCAAAATTCTTGTATTTGGATAGCTCTACTTCGTATCTTTGCGCCAAAACATTTCCTAGATCATCTGAAAATTTTGCTTCATCTCTTCTGAATCCGGAATATATTTCAAAATAATTCAATACATTGTTCTTGACAATCTCTCGATAGCCATATCCAACTAAAGCACAATACTTTTGAACTGTTTTTCTTAGACTTAACCAAGTTGTTTCGGAATCTGGTATTTTAGCTGTTAACCCTTTTGAATCTGCAACATTAATATCTAATCCACGTTTATTATCAGATACACATTTTAATAACGATGATTCAACGTTTCTAACAGTCAATGTGTTTATATTAACTCGATCATCTAAATTATCCATATATCCACTGATAATTAATACCGTTTCATCGTCTTCCTTCGGTATAACAGATTTAATAAACATGATCTCATTCCGTTCTTGACAGACGATGCGATTGAATTCAACTAGATATTTTAAATTATCTGTTGTAGCTTTCGCATATATTACTGCTTTTCCTTCTTCACAATAACGAGGTTTCCATTGAATACTTGTTACATTCTGAAGTAGCGCTTGTTTCTTTCCTTCACGATCATAAATAAAATAATTCATTAGACACCAGCTCTCACTGTTTCAAACGATAATTCTACAATTAGATTTTGTTCGTTTGTATCAGCACTATATCTTAATACATTCTCACCCACTGCCAATTGGAAGAAAATGCTATCGAAATCCATCATCCAAAATACATTTATCACTTCTTCTCCACGAAGCAAGTGACAATATTTTTGATTTGTATAAGTGCTTATTTCCAAGATATCTCCATTTTGCATCGTAAGATCATGATTCTTTCCAAACGATAAATGATCCTGTGTAACAACATTCACAATTTTTGGGTTCTTGATTTCAGCTTCTGCTTTCATTTGTAAAATAAACCCAGTTGGAAGATCTCCTTTATTCAAGAATGTTAATAGCGGCTGCCATATTCTTGTTGATATAGTGAACGGTACAGTGCTTGAGTAACTTTGTGGAAACATAAAATTAGATTCAAGTTTATTAAAACTTATTAATTGCGCTTCTTTTTCTTTTGGATAAGGATATGCTGCATGCAGCATAAATTGAAAATCTTGCCAGTTCCTATCCCAACTAATGTATGGAGTTTCCTTTGGCTCAACATCCCAATATACATCAATTCCTTCTTCTTCATCAATATAGCGAAATGTAGCTGCAACCCCTGGAAGAATTACAGCTAACATTTTCTTGCGAACGTTTGGATCGTTTTTGAATTTACCAGTAATCGTAAAATCTTTAGGTTCTACAACCTTACCAGTAATTGATGATCCAATTTGATTAGAAACTGTTGATTCGGAAAGTGTAATGCTATTTTTAGATAATCCCATATCATCTGTAATATGGATTCCTGTTGCTCTTGAAAACTCAATGCTATCACCATTTTCATTTGTATAGATTACCTTTCTCATGCCCACACACTCCTTTTCAACATTGCTTGTGTTCTAATTTCCATTTCGTAAGGGCTAAGTTCCTTTGCAGAATTAATTGTCTGATAAAAGTTTGTAACTGGTCCTTGTGGAATACCTGTAGTATTTTTGTCTGGATCCACTTTAAATTTAGCCACGTTTCTTATATCGCCAAAATTAAATGACGTTCTTGCACTTTGCATTGCTCTTTTGCCTAAATTACGCATAGCAATAATAAGACTATCGTCTTCTTCAACACCTGCAGCTGCACCCTGTGGAATAAATTGGCCAATTTCTTTTTTTGCTTTTCTAGAAGGTGACTTAATGCCTAAGAAAGACTTTACAGAATCAAAAGCATTCTTCGCAATATTCATCAAAGCACTTCCAATCGCTCCTCCGGCTGCTCTAATTCCACCTACAATACCACTAATGATATTAGATCCAATAGACAACCAATTATAAGAGGAGAATGCGCCAGCAGCCTGAGCTAGTATTCCAGGAATCGCCCCAAGCAATTGTGGCACCGCCTGTAATAAACCAGTACTGACCATAATCAAGATTTGCATACCTTTGCCTAAGAAATCAGGTAAGTGTGATGCGATTAAATTGACTAAGTTCACTAATATACCTAGCAATGCACTAAGAATACTTGGTAGACTCTGCAAAATACCTGTTGCAATATTTTTAATAACTTCAATACCTTTTGCCAGGAATTCCGGCATTTTAGAAAGCAATGTATTTAACATCGAAATTGCAGTATTCGAAATACTTTCTACTACTGTTGGAAGACAAGATACAATTCCTTGAACTAAATATAAGATTAATTCTAATCCTGTTTCTAGAAAACTAGGTAGATTTTCCAACAGACAAGTAAGCATTGACGTTACCATTGTCTGAATCTCTGCCATGATTATTGGAAAATTTGTGACAATTCCAGATACCAATCCATCAATCACATTCTTTCCTTGTTCCATGAAAGCTGGTAATTGTAATGCGATTGTGCTGACTGCTTGAACTATCATACTAGAAACTTGTGTGCCTAATCCAGGAACACTTGTAGTAAAGAATGTCCCAATCTGAGCTAGCATAGATCCTAATCCAGCGATCAATGCTGGAACCGCTTGACTAATACCTGTAACTACTGCTTGTGGCAGAGCCACAATAATATTTCCAACCATAGGCAATAAGTTGCCGAATATAAACGTTGAAGTTGTTTTAACTAGATTTGTCATTGGAACTGTAATGTCTGCACCAATTGAAAGATTTCCTAAGAAGTCTTGAGCAGCTGCTTTCATTGCTCCAAAAGATCCAGTCAATGTAGTTGATGCTTCTTTAGCTGTAGTCCCGGTAATATCTAGATTTTCCTGGATTGCGTGAATTGCTTCATATACATCACTTAAATTGTTGATGTCGTATTTAACACCTGTTAATTTCTGTGCATCCTGAAGCAAACGCTCCATTTCAGATTTGGTGCCACCATATCCAAGCTTCAAGTTGTCCAGCATTGTGTAGTTCTGCTTTGCGAATCCTTGATATGCATTTTGAACGGATTCCATATCTGAACCCATTTTGTTTACGTTGTCTGACATATCAATCATAGCCATGTTGGCCACATCTGCTGCCTTCGCAGTGTTCCCACCTAAGCTTGAGATCAATGACGCAGAGAATGATGTAACATTATTCATGTATTCATTCGCAGATACTCCGGCAGTTTTAAATGCCTGACTAGCATAATTTTTAACAGTATCAGCATTTTTTTTAAATAGTGTTTCGACACCTCCGAGTGATTGTTGGAGGGATCCTCCTTGCGTTAACGAAGCCCCTAGAAAAGCTCCAATACCTCCGACGGTAATCACACCTTTTAAATTCGACACTAAAGCAGAACCAATTGTAGATCCGGATGATTCTCCGGCCGTCTGTGATTCTCCTTTTAGTGCATCAGTGATTTTTCCTTTAATACCCTTGGCAGATGGTACAATCTGCACATAGGCAGTACCTGCATTAGCCGGCATATTAATCACCTACCAATTCTTTTTTTAATCTTTCGAACTCTTCAACAGATTCAAAAGATTCAATATCCGATTCATTATCATTTGTTTTACCCATTAATGCATCCACCATCATGGCAGGACGATTATTTCCTTCTTGCCCGTCTTTCGATTGGAACCATACCAATAAACTCAGACGATCCATAATAGATGCCAACAGAAAATCGCGTAATGATAACTTCTCATCCATCATTTTTAATTTGATTCGAGAATCATCCCTCAAGCCAACTGATAAAGTCGCTACTAATCTTGCTGGTAGCGACTTATAGTTATATATCTGATACGTTTCTGCAAGATCACAGATTAGCGCATCTTCATCTCTCGAAATCATGTTGGCCAGGGCTATTAGTTTTTTGTTTCTTTTTTTGCGGCCAGGATCTCTACAATCATTTCTGATACAGTTTGTGCAGAAACAATACCATCCTCTGTTCGAACAAAATCATACATTTTTTTCTTTTGTTCTGGTCCTAACAATAAAGTTAACACCTTAGACACTGCCAATAGGTTCCCATCATCAATATCAGCCAAAGCATCAATAAGCTCCATGTTATCCGCTCTTTCGTCCGTAATTTCGAACGCAAAACCATTTTTAGTGACTCCACTAATCATTTCTACGCACCTGCTTTCTTTTTAAAATACTCATGATGTGTTGCACCATCCTTATCAGGTAAAGCTAACATTGATATTTCGTAGCCCACTGGCTCATTGTCTTTATATGCAATTTCACCTAATTCAGTAAGCGAAGCTTGCGGAATCACAACACGTTTTAAAACACCACCTTTTAGAATCATATCGATAACATAAGATTTATCCTTGAGTTCTTCCACTGTTGCTTTTACAGACAATCCTTCTTCTAAATTACCTGTAACATTCTTATCTCCATATACATTCTTTAATACATTTACATTTAATCCTTCGATTAATTTGTATTTAAAGATGTCGTTTTTTTCTGTTTGAGAATTTACAACAACATCTCCACCCCAAGCTTTTACCTGTTCGGTCTTCATAGAGTTGTCGTTTTTAACACCATCTTCTGAAATATAGCCTAAACTTACGAATGCTTTATCTAGTTCAGATGTAGCATCTGTAGGCAGCACAGTTCCAACATCTGCAACATACATAGAACCACCAATTTTTGGCTTTGCGGCAGTAACATTTTCAACACTAGACATGTTTTTTCCTCCTAATATGTAATATCAAAAATACACTGGTAGCGATATTTCTTAGTGCTTGGATCAGTGAAATTGTAATCACTATTTAACTTGACCTTAAATATCTCATCCAGTGTAATCGTGTTTTTCATTTTTTCAATAACTTCTTTATTCAATAAAGCAGCCTCATACATCGAATCTGCATAAGACTGCAGTGCAAAAGTAGCCATATTAATATGCTCTTCTTCTCCACTTCCTGTTTTTTCTATACGAACATATGTATCTGGTGGATTTGGTGGGATCTCCATAAATACATCAACAGACAGAACTTCTTTTAAGTAGTTTAATAATACTATTTCAATCATTTTCCTAATGCCTTCATTAATGTATTATGCTTCAAATTACTGTAATACGCATGTGGTGTAGATGCCTTAACTTTTGCTCTAACACGTTTAGCACCTACTTTTGTCTCCAATTCATACCCTTCGCCACATGCCTCTAAAACAGACCTAGCTTTTTCTTCACAAATCTGTTTAAGTTCATCAGATTTCAGCAATTGGCCAATGCCTTCATAATTCAATTTAAACTCAAAATCATTCATATCTTTCCACCATGACTTTCTTATTCCAACGCAAAGGAATCATTTCTGAAATGCCTTCCAATGGAATACCGAAGGATTTCCATTTCTTACCAAAGAAAGAAATAGTTGCATCTGACCAGTCGTGATTATCGCCTTTTGGAATGGCCAATGTGTAAACTGCCTTTTTCCCATATAGATTGGTTGAATCTAGAATCTCCTGAGATGTTGAAGGACATACTAACACATCTTTTACCATTACTGGCTTATCTGCGTATACTGGTGCATTAAATGCATCTACTCCTACTTTTGTTTTTTCATATAGAACAACATCAATTCCTTTAATCATTTGTGCCACCACACATATCTATTGTTCGTATTTTCTGCTTATTCTTAATTCCTAATCTTACGAGTTCTGAATTTTTGATAAACAAGCCTCCTCCTGGAACTAAAAATGTGCCAGAAGCAGAATAGCCAAGAGCCGATTCCGAAAATTGAGACATCGGCTCTTTATCTGTAGACGTCATCAAGGTCCTAGCGACAACATCTACAGTTACTGATTTGGCCACAGTTAATAAATCTGGATCTTGTGAAACCATTTGATCTAAATCTTTACCTCTTTTTTTTGCTTCGATTCTTAGAGAAGAACACACCACGGGAATTAATGCTCTAGCACGTTTTAATTCCTCATTGGTCATGTTTCTCCAAAGAACACCAACGTCATCGATTGTCGCGTAGTCCATTAATACCTCTATGCTGCAACTGCAGATTCAGTTGTAATCAATGCAAACGCATCAGGATCCAATACACAGAATCCTACATATGTTTCTGCACGCAATACGATTTGATTGGTTTTCTGTAAATCACCTTGATTGTCTGGATCACCAAATTCAATGATCTTCATAGGTACTTGCTCTGCATATCCCCATTTGACTGCATTTGCGAAATCACCGACAACTGCACGAATTTTACTATTTTTAAATGAAACTGTATTGTTTACACTATTTGCCATGCCTCCGAAGTTTGCTGGTTTATTTCCAAAGCGGAATTCAGGATATAAATACATTCCAGTTCCTGCAGCTTTAATTTTTCCTAATGCAGATGCGAATGCTGGCGCCATAGCAATACCAGTGACATCGCAATCTTTATCCTGAATCAACGCAACTGCGTCATCTAAATTTTCATCTGCAGTAGTTGCTGCATAAGTCACCTTATTTGTTACCGCTTTTGCGAAACAGTTTGTACCAATCTTTGCAGATTCAACTCCGTCTGCAGGATTTACGCCTTGGAAAATCATGATATCCACTGCACGTGCCATTTTTTTAGCAAATCCATCAACGAATTGTTGTAAATAAGGTAACTGCTTTTCTTCAGACATATTAATAAATTCGTCTGTTAATCTGTGCTGATATACGATTTTGATAGGTGTGATAGTTTTCTTTGCAAGATCCGCTTCTCCTGCTGGTTTATTTTCACCTTCACCAACGATAGAAGCTTCTCCATCCATTGAGAAAACCATTACATCAGTGCCTGCAAAAGGAATAGGTTCTTGTTGTGATAATAATGCAAGCGATGAAAAGCCTTTAGCTTTACTATATACATCTGTGACTAAATTTGATGGGAATAGCCCTGTACTTTTTGTGATTGTTGACATTGTTTTTTTCTCCTTTTAATCTTTAAATTGTGATAATAATTCTTTAACAGCTGCATTCTTGTCAGTGCTTCCGCCTGTTGATCCACCATGTAATGGCAATACAAAGGTTTTATTTGTTGACACTAATTCAGCTAATGTTTTTGCATCTGCTCTAAGTTCTTCTTCTGTGCTACCTTGTAAGCGTGATGCCATTTCTGTTGGTAGTTTAAATTCATTTGCTACCTTTGAACGTAATTGAGACGCTTTTAACGAAGTATTTTCATTACGAATTGTTTCAAGTTTTGATTCGTAATCATCCTTCATTGTCTGCAAGTCTTCAGGTGATGTATAACCTTCAAATTTTTTGCTAGCACTTTGCTCATAACCATCTTTAATTTCTTGCAATTTATCAGGACTTGTCCAAGATTCATATTTCTTGTTGATTCTATCCACTCTATCCTTGATTGCATCTTCAAATTGTTCTTGTGTTTCAATTGGTTTAAAATCCATGTTTTTTCCTCCTATTTTTCCGTATAGTTACGTAAAAAAAGAGAACACGCATATGTTCTCCTAGTAGCTTATTCTTTGTGGTTTTTGTTCTTTTTTCTTAGAACACATCCAGTAAGCTAATATTGCAGATTCTAATAAAGCTACTTCAACACCATCTTTAATGGATCTGAATCCGAATCCTCCACTGGATCCAATCGCTCTCTTTTCGCAATTGGTTACAGATTGTGTTAATGCAGGTTGATCATTATGACAAACCGATTTATTTGATATTGCAAGTTCGAACAATTGATTTGAAGCAATAACATCTTTTACAGTTGGCAGCACTGGCCTTTTCTTTATGCCAGCTTCCTTCATATCGGCTGCCAAAATCTGTTGTCCGTTTGCTCCATCAATCGCAATACCACCTATATCGGCATTGGCCAAAAAATTAATCATCCAAGTATTTCCGTCTTTGATTTTCCTACAGTCTATAGATTCTACAAAAATGTTTTTGTTAGTGGTCTTACATGCTACAGACAATGCCACATTTTCGCCATCATGGCCATACTTTATTCCTACATACAACTTACCTGTAAACTTAGGTAGAGCGTCAACCTTCAAATTTTTCCACTCGTTTTCAGTTATCGCAGATTTCTGGTTGTACTGTAGCCATAAACCTAAACGTTGAATATTAAAGTCAATATCGTCATTATCTTCCAATTCCGCTTCAATCGTTCTTTCAGATGTTCTAATTCCTAACGCTGGATTCGTTTCATACCAGGCATCTACATCTTCAACGTCTGTCATAAATTCCACAGACCACTCTGCCCAACCTGTATTTTTGCTTTTTCCGCTTAATACACGTTTACGCATATCCGTAAATACAGTACCTGCAGATACCGCGGTTGGTGGGGTTCCACAAAAAATCGTCTGAGGATTCTCAGACGAATAAATAGTATATTTCAATGCGGAACTTTGATCTGTAGTATATTCCTGGGCCTCATCAACAATCAAAGTATCGAATGATTCACCTAGACCTCCAGTGTTGGATCTAGTACGAAAAGCAATATATCCTCCTGTTTCTTCCAAGCGAATTTCTTCAGCACCTTTTTGTTTAATAGACTTGTACTGAACACCCGCATCATCAAGTAATGCACATAGTCTTTCCCATGCAGTGTGAGAAGTGTTGACTCTGTGTGCAGTATGCATAATCTTTTCGCCATTCTGCAATTTCCACATTTCAACAATCGCAACTACTTCACCTTTACCATTTTGACGCGGTATTTCATATCCAAATCTATTATGGATCCATAGACCATCTTCAGTGATTGATAAAATGTCATAAACTAACATTTTCTGCCAATCCATGGCCTTACGTTTAGATTTTTCATAAAGTTCTATGGCTTGTTGGCCATATGTTTTTACATAAGGAATAGTTACGGAAGTAGTAGGAGTCTGTCTGCCTATTCTTTTAGGCACTGCATTCTCCATTCTAATCCTCCTAGCTATCCAAAATAATAATCACACTCAATACACATCACATCCTTGCATAATAAAAGCACCTGTATTTCTACAGATGCTGGATCAAGCTATAATTTAATTGGTAAAATCTGCAAATTGTCTTTCGCAAATTCATACGCTCTTTTAATTGTTTTGTTATCACATAAATAGTCAATTCCTTTAGGCGTTATCATTACATCCTCTATTCCTGATAGAGTAATCCCTTTTTTCCAAGCTATCACTACTTGACATCCATCGATATATCCATCATTAATCAGATTTTTCATAATATATAGCCAATATCTTTCATTGATTTTAAATAAATACCCATCAAAAGTTAACATTTTAGGATCTACTTCAGTGCCTTCTTTTAAGGTTCTATATAAATAAGACAATATCTGATACACAATTACATAATAATCATCTTTAGCCATATTTCCTCCTTGCATAACTGTTCACTAAATCCTGTCTTTGACAGCTAGAAAAGAAATAAAGTGGTCCAAAGCCCTAGTATAAAG